GAAGAAAATGCAACCTCCACCGATTGATCTTTTAGTAAAAAGACTTGCTCAGATTAGCAGAGCAGCGGGAGTGCATATAGTAATTGCTACTCAAAGACCTTCGATTAAGGTAGTAAGCGGGGATATAAAAACTAATTTCGCTGGGCGTATTTGCTTCAAACTCCCATCTATGATGGATTCAAGAGTTATTCTTGATGAAAATGGAGCAGAGAAGCTCTTAGGCAAGGGAGATTATCTTTATAAAACTTCAACATCTGAGAATGTTAAACGTGCTCATAGTGCTTTTGTGAGTATAAATGACATTGCGACGATAATCACACAATCTGAGGAACTAAGGAGACAATATGCAAATCAAAGAGAATGAGCTAGTCTTACTCCCTCTCCAATGGTTTATCATTCAGCGTTTAAAAGACTCTGTTGATAAGATGTGGCGGCTGCGAACTCCAGCATGGGCGTATGTATCGCAAAAAACCGCTGAAGATGTAATAATCAGGCTGAGAAGTCTGTTTAGCGTATGGGAATATGAAGCTATTCCATACACTCTTGATCTTATGTCTTTAGGAAATCAGTTAATTCAAGAGGCTGTTGAGGTAGAGAAAATAGCTCCTGTTAAAGAGCTAAAAGAGAGGAAAGTGGTAAAAGTTCCTGCCAAAAAGAAAAAACTAGGCAACTCGTCAGAGGGCACGTAGGGGGAGGCCCCCCTTTGAGAGGGGGAAAGGGGGTCAACCCCTTGAAAATGAACGCTTTACGCCCCTCTTGACAGGTGTATACACCCCCTGCTACACTGCACTTATGCCTACAAGCTCGCAAGGTTCAAAAAAGAATACTTCAATCCGTACTACGCCGAAGACATTTAGGATAACTCATACTCAGCATTTCATTCTAAGCAAAGCTGAGATGAAGACTAGATCTTCTGCGATAGTACGGGTTCTTCTTTCTTTATACTTGAATAAGAAATTAGAACATCTTCGAGTAGATGAGCTTGTGGATAATGAGATTGGAGCAGCGAAGAAAGCTGAGGCATTGACGCTTCAGAGATTTAGGGATAAGTTGATAATTCAGAAAGATCAAAAGAGAGGAATTTAAGAATGGAATTAACCCAAGCAACTTCTAAGACATGTAGAGCATGTCTTGAGTCGAATCTAACTGAGGATATAAAACTAGCTAGATGCGCTAAGTGTAACTCAGTTTACTGTATTCACTTTGCTTCTAAGCTTGATCCTAGTCAATGTGTGGAATGTTTAGCAGATGTCTCCTTGTATAAGGAAGTAATAACAAAGAGTTATATACATGAGAGTTATAATGAAGAGACTGATACAGTGACTACTACGGAGTATAAGAGAAAAGCGAGGTCTATTCGTTTAGAAGGAATGGACTGGCTCTTTGCACAGAGAAAGATTCATACTTTAACAGATGAGTCTCTTGAACTTGCAATAGAGTATCATAGAGAGATTCTAAGTGGGATGCTTGCAGAACGTGAGCAACGTAGAGCTGAGTATAGGCATAGATATGCAGGAGTTAAAGAAGTTCCTTCTCCCTCTGGCTCTGTGGATAAGTCTTTACAGACAAATACGACAGTAAAGAGGACTAGAACTATATCCTCGACAAAAGCGGCAGCTACGGCAGATTCTATTCTTCAGAGTATGCTTGCTGGTGGGGCAGATATTAGTAAGATAATGGAGATGTTGGAAAAAGCATCTAAGGGAGGGGTTAAGAATGGCTAAGAATGAAAAGCAGACCCTACCTGACCTAATAAATCATCCAGCGCATTATACTTTTGGAAAGTATGAAGTAATAGATGTCCTAATGGCCTGGTTTCCTAAACAGCCTCTTTTATGGCAAGTGGTTAAGTATATAGCAAGAGCTTCTCATAAGGGGGAAGAGATTCAGGATTTAAAAAAAGCTCAGTTTTATTTGAATAGAGAGATTGAGAGGTTAGAAAGTGAGCTTAAATACTGAGTTATATAGGGCTGCTGGATATTCCTTAAGAGAGATGAATAATCTTCAATGTTTTCTAGCTCTCTATGAGGATATTCACTGGATAACTCTTAACCATGAGACAGGAATTTATGAGCTAACTCTTGATAATCAGATATTCTCTACCTTTAGAGCTTGTCCTGCTCATTTTATAGAGCTTTATGTAAGAGGACTTACTTTAAAAGGTACAGGAGGACGTTCGTGGTATCTTGAGTTTGGTATTCTTTTTCATAAGATGATTGAACTTTATTATAAGACTTTTAGAACTCCTGGATTTATACTCCAAGAGTGGGCGGTTAATACTGGGATAGAGGAGTGGAATAAGCAAAATTTAGACTTCTTCTCAGATCATAAGGAGTATAAGCTTATAGGTGGGAGAATGGGGTTTATAGGACTTCTTATCGCCTATGCAGAGCGATTTAGTGCAGAGAATGAGCGTATTAGAGTAATAGGCACTGAGATTTCATTTGGAAAAGCTCATGAAGTATCTTTAGGCTTTGGCAAAGCTAATAATACTAGGTATCTTGAGGTATTTCTTTCTGGAAGAATGGACCTATTAGTAGACGACGGAAATTCAATAGCTCCGATGGATCATAAGACTATGGCTTCTTTTAGAAATGATCCTACGCTTAAATTCGAGCTTGATGAAGGACCATGTGGGTATATCTACGCAGTTAATCAAATTCTTCCAACGTTCTTAAAAGAGCATAATCTTGAGCATCTTATTAATAGAAGTTGTAATAAGATTATCATGAATTTTATTTCAAAGAGTATCCCAAAGGAAGGGGAGAGATTTAAGAGGATTCCTATTCTTAAATCAACTGAACAGCTTGAATCTTATAGACTAAGGATGCTTGATACCGCTGAGGATATTTTCAAGTGTCTTGTTAGGTATGTAGATAATGGGATAGTCTATAGGAATACAAGTGCTTGTACTAATTGGTATATGCATGACTGTACTTATCTTCCAATTCATAGGCAGAATTCTAAGGCTAATGAATTGATTATGATTGATGCAATGTACGAGAAAAAAACAATCTGGAATACAGAGAATGTAGGAGGTGAGTAATGTCAGCAGCTAATTCGGATAATGAGATAGAGGTTCTTGAGGATTTAGGTTTTAATCCTGATGAGCTTGATGATGATTTTGCAGGTTTTGATGATGATGAAGAAGATGATGATGAAGAAGAGGAGGAGGAATAATGAGTGTAACTTTTGAACGGCTACGAAGTCCTAAACACTTCATAGGGAAGTGTCAAGGGATGCTTTCTAATCATATGCAATGTACTAAAGGTGCATCTTACCTTCAGACAGATGATTCAACTGCCCCACCAACAGAGCAGCAATTCTGCACTGCTCATATTAAAGCTAATATAAATGCTCTGACAGGGAAGCCGCAAGAGCAACTTGATACAGAATTTCAAGACCCTATTGAGAAAATTACTATTCAAACTGAGACTAAAAAAGAAGAACAAAAAGAAGAGACTTTAAAAAAGGATGTAAAACCCAATGTCAACACAGCCGCAGCTAGTACCACAAGCACCTAATCCATACGAGGGAATAACTGGTGCTATTCCTTTAACACAGGTTGAACAGACAGAGCATTTAAAGGTAGCTATTATAGGGCCGCCTAAGAATGGTAAAAGTTGGTTTGCTGCTACGGCACCGGGGAATAAGTTAGTATATGACTTTGATGATCGTCTTATATCCTTAGCAGGAAAGCCTAATATTCAAGGAAAAACTCTAAGAGATACACAAAGTAATCCAACCGTAGTCAAAGCATTAGAGACGGATATATCAAATTTTCAATATCGAAAAGCAAAGGGACTTCCAATTCCTGATACTTTTATCTTTGATACTGTTTCTAATTTAATCTCAAATGGTATAAAGAATGAATATCTTAGGAATAATCCGAAAGATGGACGTTCTTTTAGAATGGGAGGTACTATGGTTCAGATTGGTATCTCTTATGATTTATTGAACACTACTAATGGTTTTCTTAATTATCTTCTTACGGAATATAATGCTTTAGGGAATGTTATATTCGTATTCCATGAGAGGGATGAGAAGGATAAAGCAGAATCAAAGCCGAATGAGATTAAATATACAGGTTTAATCACAATAGAACCACAATTTGCAGCGAATATCCTGACTTATTTTAATGAAGTTTTTAGGATTAAAGTAAATTGGGAAGGGAAGTATTCAGTATCATGCAAGCCGAATCAGGAGGTTACGGCGTCAACTACACTTTTACTTGATGCTACGGAGCCTCCTGATCTTATGGCTATGATTATGAAACATAGACAAAGGAAAGCTGAACAGGATAAATTGAAATTAAATCAAACTGAAACTAAGGAGAATAAGTAATATGGCTTTTAAAATGGGAATGAGCAAAGAGGATTTGTCGGGACCGCCCCCAGTTCCTCAGGGTGTTTATGAACTTCAAGTAACTGGATTTCGTCCAAAGATCGCTAAGAGTGGAGAATCCCTTAACTACAATCTGGAAGCTACGATTGTAAATAATCCAAAGTTTGAGAATAGGAAAGTGTTTCATCCACTTAATACCTCATTTGCAGTAGCAGTGAGAGATTTTGCTCATGCTTGTGGGATTGATATGGAGAAGATTACAGTCCTTACGACAGCAGATACCCCACAGCATGAGGAGTTTGTACTGCCTGGAATTTTTGAGGGTGCAGCAGAGAATCCTGATGATCCTTCTAAGTGGGGAAAGTATATTGGCCCATTGACGAATAAGATTTTCAAGGCAGAGTTGGCTATTACGGTGTATCAGGGAAAAGAGAAGAATGAAGTTAGAGTCTTCTTTTGTGCTTATTCAAACTGTGCGGTTGAGTATCCTGATATTAAACATTCTAGCAATTTAATCAAGGGTTAACCACTAGCAGATTTTGGCCCTGCTATGGTTTTGACAGGAGGAGCGTAAAAGCTCCTCCTATTTTTAGAGTCTAAAAAGGATAATTAAGTGCCATTTATTCATCCGAAAGGTTCGCCAACGTCGCGTATTTGGGTAGTAGTAGATGCTCCGTTGTCTACTGATATAGCAAAGGGATTTCTCTTCTCAGGTGGTCTTGGTTATGTTTTTGATAAGATGATGATGGATGCTGGAATTGGGGATTATTATGTAGTCTGCCGGCGACCAAATACAGATGTGCCAGAAGCTTTTCATATCATAGAGAATGAGCTTAATCAGTATAAGCCTCCTTTTATAATTGCAATAGGAGCTACTGGCTCTTTCTTTTGTGAAGCTTTAAAACCGAATAATAAGCATAAAAGTTATGTAACTCAGCTTGGGAAGTATGTAGGCTCGTTACTTAAAGCCTCGTATAAGTCTCTGAACTTCGAGCATTATATAATGCCTATGTATGATGTATCGAAGTTTGTACAAGGTTGGGCAGAGAGAAATATTACTACTTATTTTGATATGCAGAAATTAAGAGAAGAGTACACATACTGGAGAATTCATGGAAAACTTCAAGAGTTACCACAGAGAGAACTTTTGTACAAGGATATGGACTTAGATAATTTACTTTTATTGTTTAGAAGATTTAAACAATCTAAGCTTATCTCTGTTGATATTGAGACTTGTTATCCTAAGGGAGATTCTGTTTTTAAGCCTCATCCTGGGTATCCAATTACAATAGGTATTGCAGATTCTCCAAGTTTTGGAATTTCTTTTAATCTATTTCGTGAGTCACCTAGAGAAACTGTTATTCTTTGGAGAGAGTTAAATGAAGTATTTAGAAGCGTACCCAATCTCGGTCAAAATTATTTTAATTTTGACGCACATTTCCTTAATAGCTTGGGGTTTGATATTGATTTACGAACTATTCAAGATACTCTTATCAGGCATCATGTCTTGTGGCCTGAGCTTCCTCATAAATTACAGTTTATGACGAGGCAGTATACAAGAGAGCCTTATTATAAGGATGAAGGTCATGCTTGGAATTTGAAGAGTATGAATAAGTTAAGAAGGTATAATTGTTTGGATGTTTGTGTCACGTATGAGATTTATCTTCAGCAAGAGGAAGAATTTAATGAGAGGAAGTATTTGAGATGAGTAAAAGTCAGGAATCAATGAGGCGGGAGTATATAGGAAAGCCTGGATGTTCGTATTGCGGTCCTGTGTGCTACGGCGGCGCAGCGCATAACGCGAGAGTAGAAGATAGTACTAAGAAAACCACGCCGGAGCCAGTAGCTCTTACACTGAGGGAACGGATTGAAAGGCACGTAGCCAATGGGCATGGTTACAGAGATGTGTACCATAATGCCGTTCAAGAAACTACTGCTCGCATTATGAGTGAACTAGAACTCGCCGCCGAGCGGAAGGAGCAGCCATGAGTGAGCAAAAGCACATCAACAAATACGAAGCACCGACGCTCTATAACGAAGCAGGCTCTCCACTGATTGCAAGTCGCGGCTTCGAGGTAGTCAAGTACGAAGAACACCGCGCAGCCGTCGAGAAGCTAATAGCCGAGAACGACAGAATCTCTCACGCTCTTAGCAATGCTGATAATCGTAATAATGAGATGGAGGCGCTGCTGAGGGAAATAATTGTGGATTACGACGAGCGCAATCGTGCGTGGCCAAGTATGCCAGATCGACAGCACCGCGTTCGCGTTATAGAAAATGCGCGACAAGCATTGGAGGGGAAATGAGCGACACGCAAAAACATCCGTTACTGAAGCATCTCGAAGGGCAAGCCTATGTGTCCCTACTAAAACACGCTGAGAAATGCGACACAGATATTGACTATGACTGGGATAAGTTATCAAGAGATCGCCGCCATGCTGTAAACGCCGCATTAGATTTGAAAGATTGTATTGAGCACATCACTAAACTAGAGGCCGAGAACCTGCAACTGCGCGAGGAGACAACGCGGCGCGTTGCACACGCCCTTTACGCCTTACGCCCAGCACGTTGAATCGGGCGCTCAAGCGTATCCCTGTGAAGATTGAGCACTTTACGGTTCACGATCTGCGCAGGACAGCGGCCACACCCTGGTTCACATCTCGGACAAGCGCGATCCAGTAAGGATCGATGCCAAGGCGGCGTTTGGGGCAACAACTTTAGCGGGGATACTGGAGTAGGAATCGGTCAGGAGAATAGCATGGGTTGCGACATCCACAGTTTCGCAGAAGTACGCCGTGATGGGAAATGGGAGCAGAGCGGAGCGGTATTCCCGCTGGATGAGTTTGGCCAGGGATGGGAGAAACGAAGTCACACAGAACATCCGTTCGATTGGCGCAGTTACGGCTTGTTTGGGTTTCTCGCCAATGTCCGCAACTACTCCTGCGCTCCCTGCATTCAGGAACCCACTTACGAACTCCCGTTCGACGTTTCGGATAAAGTGCGAGAGGAGTTTGAAGGTTCAGATTGGCATTCAATCAACGTCCTCACACTCAAGCAATTGCTCGATTACGATTATGAGCAAACGTTTTGGGACCGTCGAGTTACTAAAGAAGTGCGCCCCGGGTACTTTGATGGGGCGGCATTGGCCGAAGAAGGTGAAGGAGAGACCAAAAAACTTCGGGACTTTCTTGGACTCGATTTTTTCCGCGATTTGGATGTGCTTAATTCCCTTGGCGATCCAGAAAATGTGCGCATTATCTTTGCTTTTGACAATTAACCTCGTAAGGCCAAGAGCACTTGCGCTCCCCAGCCAATATCCGACAACCACAACCACTAACCCACAAAGGACAATCACAATGCCAAGTGAGAACCTGATTACGCCCGACTCCCGCGCCGCAGCAAGCGCGACAGTAACCACAAAGGAGAATAAATAAATGATCTTATGCCAAGCAATAATCTGGCTTACTGATAAATCTAACACTTACTGTATGCGTGAAATGGGACATAAAGGGAAGTGCTCGCCTGAGCCAGATAAGAAACCTACAACTCTTGGAGAGTTAACTCCAGAACAACAGAAAGAAGTTTTATCTCGTACTCATATTGGCTATGGAACTAAGGGTTAAGAATGACTAATCGTATATCCTCTTCCTATCTTCATCAACTTCAACGTGTCTACTATAATATAGGAGATAGAGGAATTCGTGTTGCTATGCTTCGTGTCGAGGCGAATAAATTAAAGATCAAAACCTTGATAAATGAGCAACTTGAAATAGCCTCTAAACAATGGAGTTGCGTAGTCTATGTCGGAGCAGCTAATAAGCCTGCTGATGATAAGACCTCTGTTAATCTAAACTCTACGCAAGGTGAGAGAGCACTTCTTTCTAAGCTCAAAGAGCTAGGATATAAGATTCCCTCTATTAATAAGAAAAACACAGATAGAGAGTATGAGTCTAAATTCAGTACAGGAGAGCTTGCACTCCAGAAAATGCTTGTTGAAAATCAGTTTAACTATCCCGCAGGTGATCCAGCGATTCGCGCCATTCTTAAAGTTCGGGAACTTGGAAAAATTTCCTCTGTATATCTTAATTCCAGACTTCGGTATACAAATAACGAAGCTTTCTTTTTATCTGTATATAACGTCGCAGGAACACTTACAGGAAGAAGAACATCTCGCAAGCATATCTTTGGATTTGGGAATAATTCTCAGAATTTCCCGCATCACTCTAGTAGTGCTAGATACTTCAGAGAGTGTCTTATTCCCAGAGAAGGTAATATCTTCCTAATGTGCGATCAGATGCAAGCTGAAGAGTGGCCTGTATCTGCGCTTTCTTCTAATATGACTGCATTAGAAGAGTTAAAAACAGGAGTAGATAGACATTCTAAACTTGCTTCTGCTGTATTTTCTGAGTATATCCCAGCTAAGTCCTCTCCTGATTGGGATAAAGCAAAGCATGAGATGAAGCGTTATCTGGGAAAAAAGATTAAGCATGCTCGTAATTATGGAATGAAGAAAAAAAGAATGGCTGAATCTCTTGCTCAAGAAGGGTTTGCAGTATCGGAGCAGCTGTGTGAGATTTTACTTAATAAAGCCAGAGAAGTTGACCCTACTGTTGACTCTGTTTTTCATGCTTATATTCAAGAGCAGTTAAGTAACTTTCATATGCTAAAGACTCCATTTGGAATGGAGAGAATGTTCTTAGGAGCGCGTCCTAATGCTGACAATAGTACATTTTTTAACAAGGCATATTCTTATATTCCCCAATCTGTTGTGGGGTGTAATACTGGTTTTGCTGTTTTTGAGTTGGAAGAGGATTATCCAGAAGAGGAGAGACAAATTGTACAAGAAGGACATGACTCAATCGTGCAAGATATACGAGCGGAACCGGAGAATATTCTTAGGTATATCGAAAGAACCGTGAAGGCTTTTAACAGAGAGATTGAGTTTCATAATGGGATTAGGATTAATATTCCTATTGAATTTGAATTAGGGTTTGACTTTCAGACAACTGTCACACTTGAGTCCTTGACTCTTGAAGGAATAAAAATAGCTCTTGATAAATTGAAAGTTGAGAGAGAGAAAATTGGCCAGACAACTTTTTAAACCGTGGTATGCCTCATTTGTCGAATGTTGTGAACCGCATACCGAAGCTCCGAGACAGTATCTACTTTGGAGTGCTATTAGTGTGCTTGCTGGAGTTCTAAAGAATGATGTTTTTCTAAAGCGGGGATTGTACACACTTTATCCTAATCAGTTTATTATCTTAACTGGACCGCCTGGAATTGGAAAAGGAACAGCGATTAATTTTGCCTGGAGAATGACAAAGATTACTAATTCAAGATTAGCGAATGTTCTGACTGATAGAGCTACTATTCCTGAGCTTCTTAGGCTTATCGCTAAAGGCTGGCCGACGGTGCCTAAGATAATCAATGGTCAAGCTCTTATGGCTACTATGGAGCATTCTTGTACTATCATAGCCTCTGAGCTTCAGACACTTCTAGCAAGTGGGACTAAGGATACTCTTCAGGTCTTTTGTCAATTATGGGATCAGCAGGAGTATGAGAATAGGACAAAAAATCAGGGTACGGATATTATTAGGGATATGTGTGTTAATTTAATAGGAGGGACAGTTCCTGACTATATCAGAGGAATGGAACGAGATTTAGGGGCTGTTATTGCTGGGGGATATACTGCGAGATGTATTTTTATCCACGCAGATAAGAAGTCTAAGGAGCTTCCAGATGAACCTACGATTGAGAGTATTCCAAAATCTTTGGAGTTGTATAATAAGTTAAAAAATGATCTTTTATATATCGCAAGTAATGTGAAAGGTGAGTTTAAGATTTCTGAAGAGGCGAGGCTTATATTCTCTAATTATTACCCCGCAACCTCAGCATTACCTGATGATTCAGATGCTATGCTTAATTTTAAAGAGCGGATTAAGACTCATATTTTTAAGTTAAGTATGATATTAAGCGCAGCAAGGAAAGATTCACTTATTATAGAAGGTCAGGATATAAGAGATGCGATCTTTCTCATAACCTCCGTTAGACGGCAGCTTGATAAGGTCTTCCGTGGGATAGGGTCTTCTCAGTTAGCTGAACCTACGGCTAAGGTACAGTCAATTATCGAAAGATATGGGATGTGCACTAAGCTACAATTAATTCAATCTACGCATAGGCACTTTGATCCTGCTGTCTTAGACAGAGTGCTTTATGTACTCGAAACAATAGGATTTTTAACAATTCAAAAAAGAGGCGGTAAGATATACTACGTCCAGATTCCTAAAGGTAATCAAGGAATGGGTCTTGGTTCAGTTTCTAAATCAGTAAATATTCCATAAGGAGTTTTAAATGTCAGAGACAACACAACAAAAAGGTGCGGTAGAGTTAGTCGAGCGTGGTTTTCTAGCTCGTCAAGAAGAAACGCAGAATATCATTGTACGAGATGATGGAACTAATACGGCTTCTATTCCAGGTTTTCCTTATATCTTCGAGGCTATGGGAGATAAGATTCTCGTGGCCGTGGATGTTTATAAGAGTGGTTATGAATGTAAAGAATGTAAGGGAACTGGGAAGATTACATCACATTGTGCTTGTGAGGATAGTGGCCGGCCAGGTTATAAGTATGTAGAACCAGCAAATGACGTACAGAAAGATATGAAATGTCCTGAGTGTCTTGGAGATTTTATCTCTAAAAGAGTAGATAAAGAGTGCTCTGAATGTAAAGGTAAAGGTGCTCTTATCTGGATTCCAGATCAGTCTAAATCCATGCCTACTACAGGTGTGATAGTATCAGTAGGATCAGAGGTAAAGAATCTTAGGTTAAAGAATCATTCTCGTGTACTCTTTGGTGCTTATACAGGAGTGATGATTCCAACTAAGGCTCCTGGGGTTGTGTTCAAAGTTCTTCGTGATATTGAAGTTCTTTGTACAATTCAAGGAGGGGAAGACATGGCGGTATTTGACTTTGTAGTAACAGATAAGGAGCTTTAAGATGAAAAGAATTATATTTCTTACTTTATTCTTCTGTGCGTTAGCTATTACCTACGCTCAGATTCAACTTCCACCACGTTTAAGCACAGCAGATGTTTTTACTATCCAATCACAGCTTAGGGTTATCCAAGAAGCAAAGGATAAGATCGGCACGGTAATTAGAGAGTGGAATCAGGCTCATCCAGGGTATAGGATAAATCCTCAGACGTATCAAGTAGAAGCTACTTCAAAGCCTTCAAAAGGTGTTGTAAAACCAACGGGGATAGATAAGCAAGGAAAGTAAAAGAGGATAAAAGAAAAGGCTCCCAAGAATAGGGAGCCTTTTTATTGCTTGATATTAGATTTCTAAGTAGTCGGCCAGCAGATGTAATTATACACGTCTGAAGTACCTACTGAATTTGTAATAGTAATACTTGATGATGATACAGTAGCTACCATAGTAGACATATGAGCTGGGGTTGTGGTATCGAAGTAGGTGCAGACAGGAGCATGGCTAAGACTTGCAAGACTATGACTTCCTGTTCCGCTTGAGAGTGTGATAGTTCCTTGATTGTTTGAGTTTGCATTAGTACCAGTTTGAATAAGAGGTGTAGCTATTCCCCCGTCATCAGAAATACCACTGGTAACTGTAAGACCCTGAAAATCAGTCTCATTCTCGAAAGTGAATATTCCATTTGTACAACCAATCCATGCAACTTCATTTCCATTGGTGAAAAAGTTTACTGTTCCTATACCGCCTTGTGTGTTTACGCAGGAGGCATTATTTTGAGTTCCTAGGTCAAAACCAATACTTGAAGCAAGATAGGTATTATCTGCTCCTGATAGAGGATTAGTCCCAGCGGCTGAGCCAGGAATGCCTATGATTATAGCTTGAGAGAGGTCATCTTCCATACTAACTTCAGAAGCGCTATCATCAGAGTTAGAAAGGATAGTTTCAATCTCAGCAGAAGAAGAGCCCAGTGCTGCATCTATAACAGTTAAAATAGCATTTCCTGATCCTACACTCATTTCAACAGCAGCGCCACCTATATTAACCTGAAAATCCTCAGTACTTGTCAATGAAGTTCCATTATCACATATAGGAGAGGCTGTTAGAGTTGTAGTATTCGTAACTGCTTCTGGAATACATCCTACAACTACTGAGCCAGTAAAACTTCCAGCTCCAGCACAACTCCAAGTGCTACCATTATAATTCCGAGTGCAAGGGATTACGTTATTATAATAAGTCGCACCTGGATTTAGATTAGAGACCTCAACATCAGCATAGCCAAAATTCCCAGCTATTCCTGGAAATCTAGGAGCTGTTATAGCTGCGTTTATAAGTGATGATATATCTTGAGTTCCTCCTGTAGCAGTAAAGAAGACTTGAGGAGAGCAGCTTGAGTTTGAAGTATCTGAACAGACGGAGATGAACCATGAAGTTCCAGAGGGGGTTATCATATTCGTGGTATACACCGAGGTAGATAACTGTCCTGAGCTATTCAGATTACCACTTTGAAAAGCTATCGTAGGATTAAGTGGTGCTCCGTTTATATAATAACAAGAGAGCTGAGTACAGTTATGTCCGAAGACTAGGCTAAGCTGATAATGAGCATTAGCCCAAGCAGTGCTATCTGAATCAGTCACAGTAGCGGTTATAGTAGTCATCTGGGCAAGAGCGTGAACACTTCCTAAGAGAAGAAAGTATCCGAGGATAGAGAGTAGTTTTTTCATTTTCATATTCTCCTTTAGAAGTGGGTCTTATAACCACTTACAAGCTGAACCTTGAATTATAGTCAGAGCATCAGAAGCATTTGCGGTACTTCCATAGATTGTTACGATTGCAGCATTTGTGCTTGTTTGCATGTTAAACCATATATGCACGTGATAGTAATTAGCAGATCCAGAAGTGGCTGGAGTTACTGTTGCTACTGTAATTACTGTATTATCATTTATCTCTGGCCCCCATTCTGTGTTTGCAGTAGTGCTTGTCCAGAGATTAGCGCCGTATGTTATATAGGAAGTGTTAGCACTTACTCCGAGTCCTATGTGAATTCCCGCGGCGGCTGTTGCTTGATAATAACCAAGATCACAAGTTCCACGCACTAAGGTAGAACTGGGAACAGAGGGCAAGGCTAATATATCTGTGTAACTTGTATTAACTGTTGTAATTGTTAACGTAGAAGCTACTGAGACAACAGGAGAAGCTGAAACTGCCGAGACTGCTGTTGCTACAAAAGCTGTAGTAGCAATTTGTGTTGTATTTGTACTAGCTGCCGCTGTAGGAGATGTTGGAGTTCCTGTTAATGCGGGTGATACAAGTGGGGCAGCGCCAATAGTTCCGGGGCTGACTGTAACAGCCGCAGAGCCATTAAAAGTAGTTCCCGGAGAGGCTCCACCTGTTGTAGCAAAAGTTAAAGCATCAGTAGTGGTTCCTCCGCCTGCTGTAATAGTACACGTACTTCCAAGTACACAAGATTGTCCATTTACAGTTGTAGAGTCGTATTGTAATGCTGCATTAGGAACAGGTCCAGCAGTTACGTTTAAAGTTGGTGTAGTCGCTGGATCAATTACTGTTGGAACTAACCAAGAAGGCCAACTACCAGATGGGGCATTGAAATATGTAACTGTACCAGGATTAGAACCTGAAGTAAGACAAGCCCAACTTGAACCTGAGTATCCTCGATAACAGTCCTGAGTTACATTGTAATAAATACTTCCAGGAGCTAGTTGAATAATAGCCTCTGTGTCGATGTAACCATAAGCTCCTATAGTAGCTCTATAGCGTGGAGCTTGAATTAGGCTATTGATAAGAGTAGAGAGATTCATAGAACTCCCTGTAGCTATAAAAGGAATATTAGCACAAGGAGCAGATGCATAAGGACAGATATTAATTGTCCATGAGCTGCCGGCTGGAGTTATTACACTATTCTGATACACGGTAGCACTGAGGACTCCTGAGCCATTTAGACTTCCTGATTGCGTAGTAACAGAGGGAGAGAGTGGAACTCCGTTGATGTTATAATTATTAATATTCGGATTATTAAAATTTGGAACAAACTGTAAACGCCAGGGACCACTAAACCACGTAGTCCCATCTGCGTCTATGACTGTAGCACTCAGAGTCGTATTCTGCGCGACTCCTATACTAGATAAGAGAGAGATAAAAGAAAGCAAAAGAATCTTTTTCATTAGAACTCCTCTATTCCTAAATCTTCACAGATACAATCCCAGATATGTTGATAGAAGTTATGCCCCATTAATTTCATTATCGTAACCATCCCCAGTCTCGAATTTGTTCATATCTCCTTGTCGTGCTCTTCTCTATATCAGTTCTATACTGACAGTTTGGAATATTAATCTTCTCCATTTTTCCTTTTATAATACCAAAAGCTCCCTCTATAGAATTCGATGCGCTTAATACAGCTCCGATATAGCCAAAATTACCACTTGTCTCTAGTTTCCCTTTTACAACCATAGCGTCATAAAGATATATCTCCATAAGCTCTGCTAAGTCTTTCGGATCAATTCCTTCAATCGGAACTCCCTTAGCCTTCGGGACTCTAATCTCTGTGGGGTACGGAGGAATAGATAAAGTAACAGCAGCACCAAAAGAACCGCCGCCCCATTTAATAGTAGGATTTTTTCCGCTGGAAATATCAAAGAGCATATCACCAAAACCATCACCATACATCGTAGCAATGGTCGGATCAGAGACGTAGCCGAAACGTGGTGTCCATTCAAGACCATAGAAGGTATCCTCTGTTACAATTGAATTTAGATCAATTATTCCTCGGTAACGCATTTGCCGAAGGATAGGTTCGACTTTCGCTAAACCTTCTTTATAAATCTTCATCTCTTCGTTCATGGCAAAAACAAGATTTCCTGAGCATCCTGTATTTGGACCTTTGTTATCATTCATAAACTTCTTCTCTTCAAGAGTCCCTGTCTGGAGGAAGAATTGAGTTCCATTGAAATAAGCAGCAACTCCTATTTCCTCCCCTGTTACGAATTCTTGAAGGATAAAAGGATTATTCTTCGATCTTTTCCATAGGTCGTCGATGAATTCGATTAAATCTTCAGCACTCTTAGCTACATAGGTAAGAGATTTATCATCTGATCCTCCACTACCTTCGTAGGGTTTATATACATAACGCTTGCCTGTTTTTTTAATAAACGCTTTTCCTTCTGAAGCAGTCTCAAAACGCTCAAAAGGAGGGACATTTATCCCTGCCTCTTTCATGGTATTAAGACCAAATTCTCTATCATCCTCAAGCATGTGTTCTATATAACCATCACCGAAGGTTGGAACTCCTTCTAGACGACAAGCCTCAGCTTGTTTTTGTGTGCCGGTAAGATCAAAAAGGCTAAGATCATATCCTTTATAAGATGGAAAGCCATAACCTAGAAGATGCCGGCGCTGATCTACATGATGAACCTTAGGCTCAGGAATCAAGCCACGTAGCACATCTTCATATTCCGGTTTAGATAAGAAATAATCCACCTTATGCCCTTCAGCTATTAAACGAAGGACAAACCAAGCACCCATTCCAGAATATGAAGACATTGCTATTTTCATTTTATTTTCCTTGCTGTGCTACTTTTTCACACAGTTCAGTGTGGCCCATTCCACCCTTCTTCTTCGGACCCTGGTGCATTTGATTATCTGCACTTGTCCGATCCTGTTGTGCTTTTGCTTCTTTTATAGAGAGAGTTGCATCTTGTCCACTCATTTTATTCACTCCTTCTTCGGCTTCGCCGAGTTCTATGATGCGTTGTATGCTCTTCCGAGGTAGTAGGAAAGAGTATATGTGAGAGAGGTTTACCTAGTACAGGAATAGTCTGCTGAAGAATATCACGGCCTAGAGGTTTTTTAGTCTTTCCTTCTCCGGCATTTACGACATCTTCTATATCAGTTACGCCCGTTCCAATCATAGGTCCAAGAAGAGCATTTGCTAATCTATGTCCTTTGATTGCATTTGTATAGTTGTAAAAAGCTCCTGCTGCACCTATATGTGCGAGCATATCAAAGTAGGTAGAGGTAAAGCTTCCTACTCCATTTTGAAAAGCTAGATTAGAATAGTCTTTATTAAGTTCTTCTTTTGATTGTTTTAAAGACCCCGTTCTACCAAATAACTCAGCACTCTTTAATAGGGGAGCTACGGCAGGAAAAACTATTCCAAGAGTTCCTACAAATTGTGCAATTCCTTTTATATCTCCTGCTTTACTCATCTTAACAAGTTCTCTTCTGAGATAGGCAGTTTCAGAGTTTATAAAAGAATGATACATAAAAGCTCCTCGTGCTATGAAATTCCTATTCTGAAGAAGAGAGTTATCTATTGTTTTTTGAAAGAAGAATCTATTATTTACAAAATGATATACCCCTTTTTGAAGTTGTTCTTCTGTTAGTTTTCCTTGTTGTTTGATTACGTCCTCGGGGTTTATGCCCATTTCAGCTAATTCAGCTAAGGCTCTCTTATTCCCTTTAAGTGCTGCATTAGCCCAGAAGATTGCGGAATGAAATCCAACTGCTCCGGCAGCACTTAGTTGTTTCAAACGAAACCAGTTAAAAAGTGGCTGATGGATACTTTTCTGAATAATAGAAGCTGCTGTAGGACTTTTAGTCCACTCGGCTATTTTCCCTGAGCGTGCTAGGAGGTCAGAGTGAATAACATCCCACATAGTAGTTGCATGAATTGAAGAGGATTCAACAGTTTTAAGCATTGAATCTTTATCTACTTGTAAAAGTGCTTTACCTATTGCTGAGATAGGAGCACTCATAGGTAAGTGAAAGTATTGTCCTATGTGGGGAATAGCGACTAAGGGAATTTGCATTGTTCTGAAAAGAGAACTTGCTACTCGTTCCCATTCCTTTGGACTTGTATAAGTTGGTTCTGTGTTGAGAAGAGGAATTTGTCGAGCCTCTGAATTTCCTTGTCTTCTGAATTTATTTACGATAGAAAACTGCCTATTCATCTCTACAGCGGAGCCTGCTTGGGGAGTTTTAGTTCCCTTAGCAAATGTTGTATCTTTTAATTCATTAGATACAATAGAGGCAAGTCTCTGACCATTCATTTGAATCCTGGGATCGGTATGCTCTAGTTGCTCTGCTATGATAGGAGCTATGTTCTCATAGTGTGCTCCAAGAGATCCGACAATTCCATCAAGTCTAGCTTGGGCTCTATGGTATAAATTAAGTTGCTCAAGAGTCATTTGTGAGCTATTCGAGAGTCCAGTCTGGGGATTTAGATTCTGCCCAAGAATCTTCTTTGTTACATTTTGAATAGGTTGATTATTCTTTACAGCATAGTCATGAATATCCCCTATTGTAGAAGTCTTTAAAGGAAGAGCATTCCTAGCTGCATCTGAACTTTGATGCCAATTTTTCAAAGCATCTACGTTCTTAGAATACTCCCCAAGAGCGCTAAGTCTGATTCTATGATACTCTGCTAATTGCTCTCCTACTACTTTTCCTCCGGCAGTTAGACCTGTTTCCCACTCCTTATTTCCAGCAAGAGAAAGAATATCCCTACCTAAAGAAGTCTTTTCTAAAGTGCCAGCAATAGCTTCTGCACCTTCTCCTTTAGTAAAAGAATCCGCAGCTAAGGCTAAAAGTCCACCCATTAGAAGTCAATCCTTTCTCTATCTCCAGTAGAAGTAAGAAGATCACTTATAGAGGTATCTATATCAGCGATCTTCTCTTGTGATTTTAAATTCTTAGCTCCTTTTTGAAACAGAGCAAAACGATCTCCAGATAGAATCTTATGCGCTGCTAAAGCAGCTTTCTTAGCTTTAGGATCACCTGAGAACATCTCTTTAAGATTCTTCTGCTCTTCTAAAGTCTTTTCTACAAGAAGTTGATGTTGCCATTGCGTAGGATTCCACATATCTCCTTGAGTACTTCTGAAGATATTATGCGCTTTCGGCCATCTCCCACTTCCTAAGAAGTTATCGACATGATTATAGATAGCTTTAGCATAATATGCTAATTGATCCTCAGTTGGCCGCCGGCCACTCATAAACTTCTGAGCTTTTGTAGATTCTGTTAGACGCTCTTCAAGAGCCTTACCAAATTCTTTAGGCATCCCTTTTATGTAGTTATACATAAAGCCGAGAAAATTAGGATTCTGTACACCTTCTCTAGTATTCTGATGTTCAAAATACACTCCCGCATCTTTAAGAGCTTTGGGATAGAAATGCGCACTTAAATCTTTAGCAAAATCCTCATCATCCATATCAGTAAAGAACTCAGTTAGGGTCTTTCCCTGAGCTTTAGCTTTTTTTATATGTTGCTGGAGCCTTATTTTATAATCAGGAGTAGCCTGATACCTAGCTGATGGTTGGCCGTATTTATCAACAGTACGTTCTGATCTAATTTTTAAAGCTGGAGCATCTTTCCGTCTCTTAGCGATTTTTGTAGCCTTCTCAGGAGGGTCAGTGCCTAGTACATCTTCAGCCTTTGCTCCTACCTTTTGCACGGCTTTAGCATACTCTTGTTCAGCCATCTTTTTAATATCTTCAGGCTTCATCATCTTAACAATGGCTGGCCCTTGTTTAGCTACCTTAGCAGTTACTTTGGCTATATAATATTCAAGAGTATTCTTAGCCGCGGGCTTTGCTAGAGTCTTAGGTACAGTAGTTTGCGTTACCTCCTCAAGTCCTTTTACATTCTTACTAAGCTCCGAGCCTGCTTTAGTCATAAGCTCATTTAATCTTGAATTCAAATACTTTGCATCCTCGCTCCCTGGTTCTATATCAGAAAGTCTCTTACCTGTTGCTCCTAAGAGTGCTCTAATATATCGAGCAGATGAAAGTACCGGACCCCAACGAGCAGGGTCTTCACTCATAAGTCCAAGTTCCTTATCTTTAATACTCTCCCTTGTAAGTCCTGATTGTTCCGTATCATGGATATGATGTAAAGCATCTAGGAATATAGACTGCTGAGCAGGTACTCCGCCAGCGATAAGATTATTCCCTATCTCAGTCTTATGATCTTCATAAATTTCCTCAGAGGTAGCTCTTCTTTTTCCCTCTTTTCCCAGATCAAGAGTCTCAGCTTTCTTTGCCCACTTTTCAGGAGCTAGGTCTATTAACTTCTTAAGTCCTAATCCAACAACATCCATAACACCATGAAAAACAGTAAAATTAAGAGCATCTCTCCATGCTTGACCTTTATCTCCTTCAGGACGTGTTGCAACTCCATAAGCCAAGCCCTCAGTTCCAGCCATTAGATAACCAAAAGTCTTCTTACCTAGCGGAGTCTTTAAAAGGCTCCTTGTTAGTGGAGAACCCTCAGCAACAGCTTCTAAAGGTGCCATTCCGAGGGATAAAGCCGCAAAAATAGGAAACTGCCCAGCCGCCTCTGCTGTGCCTCCAGTAGCTTTAGACAAAAGCCCACCATAAGTAGGCATAGCCTCTGCCCAGAACTCATGATTCTCAGCTTGAATTCTAGCTCCCCTGGCAACTACACTCTCCTTATGCTGCACCGAGGTAATCTGATTATGTAAACTCATCATTTGCTCATGCCAGGGTTTTCTTAAATCAGCCTGTCTTTGAGCATCTGGTTTAGCTCTCTCAGCTTGTTGATTATGATAAAGAGCTACGACATCATCAATTGTATTGCCTAGAGCATTTGCTAACATCCCATAAACCCTAGCAGTTGAGGCAAGGCCGCTATCTAAACCATGCTTTAGATCATGAATCATAGAGTTATTATAAGCATCATCGATATTATAATTAACAGCCTCTTTATAAGCCTGCTTCATCCATAGACTCTTATCAATAGGGTCCATATGAAGCTGACTAGGCTCGGAACCGTATAGAGGCCGAATCATCTTATCATAATAATGCGAAGCAACTCTTTCTTTCTGTTTATCATCATAATTTGAGAGCATAGCATCATTAGCAACAGTCTTCCATCTATGAAGACTATTAGAAAGTCCGTCATAGGGATCATCTAAAAGATAAGGATTAAGCTGGGTGTTCTTCAGCGCCTCTATCTTATTAGCTTTATCCAATGAGCTAATAGATGAGTATTTTTGCCTTATCTTATCATCTGCCGCCTCAGCTCTCTCTACAGCAATCCCATAAGCCCCTGCATCTCTAGGAGAAAGCCTATCAGGAACTTTAGTTCTGATCTGATTCGTCGGGCTCTTCGTCTGTATCTGGGTTATAAGAGGCTGCGGAGCTAATTCCTGTCCCTGCGGCGCCTGTGGTATCGTCTGTGCTGGCACTGGGTTCCTCCTTTCCTCCTATGAGTTTTTGATAATAAGCAGTAGTTCCATCTACTGTTTGTTTATATGTTTTAAGAGTCTCTTTAGCAGTGTTGATTTGCTCATCAAGGCTCTTGATAACTGATGGATCAGCTTTTACCATACTATTCTTTTGTGTCTCTAGCGATCCAATAGTCTTAGTAAGATCGGAAATAGTCTTTACCGAGTCTGTTTTAAATTTCTCATATGCCTTATTTTGCTCAATAGGATCAGCATCCTTAGTTTCAAGTTTCGCTCTAAATTCACTAATATTAAGTCCGGCTTGATTTGATTGCTCTAGTAATTTATATCCAAACTGAGTTCTCGCTAAATCCTGCCTTCCTTGAATCTGGGCCTGAAGCCTATCCCAAGAATTCTGCGCTTGTACATAAGCTCTCGCATCCATTCTATTCTGCTGTAGAGCAGTCTTATCTAAATTCCCCTGAACAGTCATCTGAGTTCTTATCAAAGGAATCATAGCTTTCATAGTTTCCTGATTCAATTTCTGCTCTTGAAGCTGTGCTTGATATTTAGCAATAGCAGCTTGATTTGGAACAAGAGCCTGTGGTTGCGCCTGTTGAAACTGCTGTGCTAGACTCTGTGTTGCAGCTTCTTGTCCTTGCTGCACTCCCTTATGCTCAGCAGAAGCATTAGCTTTCGGGTCAGTAAAATCAATCTGAAATCCTTTAGCTATTCCTTTTCTCAGAGTATTATCTGCTAAGAGTTGATTCTGTCTTGATGTATTCCTTTCGATAACCACCTGCGCTTGAGCATACGCAGGTGAGTCTTTTGGAATCTGTTTTGCTTGATCAATCTGTGCTTGTAAGGTAAGTAATTGATGTGTCCCATCTGCAATCTTTTTTGACTTCTGATTCTCTATCGCAGTTTCAAATCCAGATACAGCGTTCATAGCTCCTGTGATAGCATTAGCTATCCCTTGTCTGTGAGCATTTTTCCTACCTACAACAGGACGATTATCTGGATTGATAAAAGGAGCTTGCTTATTCTGCGCTTGATTTTGAAGTGGAACTCCTGGAGTCTCTCCTCCAAGCATAGGAGTAGCGGCTGCTTGAGCACTTTTTAGAAGCTCTGCATTTTGACCTGAGTACATAGATAAGAGTGAAGCTATATCAGAACCCCCACCTGACCCTGCGGCAGGTACAGCTCCTCCATTAGCTATATTAGTCGGAAGAATAGACCCGTTGTATGTAGAAACTCCATCACTCATAAGATACTCCTCTCACTAAATAGAACCCATAAATCCACCAATAGGTGTCCCACTACCTCCAAGAGAATTACCAGAGGCTAAGGCTGTTAAAGCTCCTCCCGTCGCAAGAGAACCTATACCACCCATAAGTGGGCCAGCTATTTTTGCAAGTCCTCCTAGAACATCTCCTAGATCAGTAAAAGGAGAAGATGCAACCTCAGCCTCAGCAGCTTGCTCAGTGCCACCTAGAATAGAGGCTTCTAAACTCTGTCCACTCTGTGTTAAATTAGCACTTTCTTGGCTAATAGAGCTAAACTCTTGAGCACTTAAATTAGCATCTGCCAGAGCTGCAACAGAAGAATTAGCTGAAACTCCGCCTGCTCCAAGAGCTGCATTTGTATTAGCCTGAGCAGTTGCTTCCTGTGGAGCAAGGGATTGAATATACTCTTGTAACGTAGCTGAGTTAGTTCCGCCAATAGAATTTAGAAGATTATTTAAATCTCCTCCGATTCCAGCCCCATATATATCTGTTAACTGCTGATCTGAAGCAGCAGCATTAGAGTTTGTTGATCCTGGATTTACAACAACAGTCCCAGAGGAACTTCCAACAGAAGAAACAGCAGTAGAAGTCGCTGCTGGTATAGTATAAGGATTATTAACACTCGATGCACTAGCCTGCCCTGGAGCCCCTACAATAGAAGTAGCCTTAGTCGTCCCGGCAGGAATAGAAGGATTAGTCTGATTATTCCCCGCTGGATTAGAAAAAGGAATCTGCGATGAAGTACCCATTATTGTACTCCTATTCTAAGTCTAAGAGACTTTGTTGTAGTAGTCTGATCTCGCTCTTCTTGAGGGGTACGTTGGAAGATAAGACCAGGTTTTCCTTCTACTCCATTAGACATTTGAAACTTAGCATCTCCATAGAGCGCAGTATATAACTCATTTGCCTTACTCTGAAGATTCAAATCCCTGGCCGCTCGCATGGCGATTGAATAATACATAACATCTTTCCATGAATTAGGAAAGAATATCAAATCAGCATCGGTATCAAGAGGAAAAGGTTGCTCATGGATATATCTCATATACACTTGATAAGTCTGATCTGGAACGCAGCCAATCCATATATTCCCCTCATGTCTTGTCCAAGCAGTAGGCATACCTGGGACATTGATAAGAACTTCAATATTATCAATTGTTTTGAATTTAAGATTAAACCCAGTATTCTGCTGATTTGGATCTGAGAGTTGAATATACCCGTTTGTATAGATAAAGAATGAGTCAACCTTATTAATTTCAAGTCCTTGATCTAGAGTACTTAGAAAGTAGTTAGGAGAATAAACTGCTTGCAGTGGGATTAGATTAACCACTGGTCCTGTAGTCTGAAGTCCTGGAAATTTATAATTCTCAGAGAATTCAAGTGCCGAAGCCTGTGCGTATTGTACAATAAGAGATGTCGGCAGCACTCTATTCTGAAGTAAAGAGGCTACATTCGGTTCAATCGAAGCGATCGAATAACTCATAGAAATCTCCTAAAATACATAAACAGTAGCATTAGCTGTAGCGTCTGATGGGGCTAGATAAATATTCTGTGAATTAGGTGTCTGAGTCTGCCAGATTACTAATTGCTTATCAGAGGATACTAAATGACAGCCAATTGGCTGTTTTAAAAGCCCGTGATTAATCACAATTCCCGTACTCGAAGTGCTCCAATTATTAGAATTTCCCGAAGCTCCACCAGAAGCTCCTATTCTAATAAGCGTTCCTGAAGTGTTACTCGGAGAGAATTGACTATAATTCCCCGTCGCATCTTTTCCAATAGGTAATCCCATTTCAATCTGCCCATTAACAGTCTTATGCAGAGATTGTGCCCACTGTAATAATGCTCGTGGCATACCCATTGCAAAATCGACAGGATTTAAACTCTGACTCATAGAAACTCCTTAAACAGGACGTTGCATCGGATCAAATGATCCATAGATTTGAATCTTAGTAATCCATACTTGAGCTGTTCCTGTGTCACTTAGGGGTGTGATGGTAAGTTGAAGCTGTGGCGAGTGCGCAGTGAATACTCCACTTGAGGTACTTGAGACATTTGGAAAAACCTGAAGCTCTATAGGAACTAAATCCAAGTGCTCTACATCAGGAATAGCATTAAACTGTGCCGGCGTCAACGTCGTAGTAGCAAATCCTGCACCATTAAAAAACCAATTTAATGTAACATTCTCTGATACATCAGCATTAAGTGCGATATAAAGCGCGTCAATTGTTACATCCCTTCCAAAGACAAGCTCTTCTTGCGGGAAGGTGATAATCGGTACATCCTCATTCAACGTGTTTACATTAGGTACTCCATCGACTATAGAATAGAAACTAGGTACTTGAAGTACACTAGATGAATTAAAATACTGTGTCGCTACAATAGCAAGTCCGGTATCAAAATTACTACTATTCGCCGATCCCTGCTGTTGTGCAAGATTTCCAAGAAGTATCGTCTCGACAGTAAAATTAGGAATATCAATATCAAGAGAAAGATGCATCCATGTTTGATTATTCCCATTATACATGAAGATATTATCACTTAATAAGAATTGAATCAATGGGAATATATCCCCACCAAGAAATACCGAGCAAGCATTTGCACTCAAATGTGAGGTCAGATTCAAAGCTAATTCTGAGAATAATCTTGATTTAATCTTATCCCCGATAGGGCTGATTGAGTTAGAGATTTGATAAACATTAGAATTCCCTACAAAAGCACCAGTCTGGTCGTATTGACAAACGAGAGCAGAACTCTGTGCCCCCTCACCCCTATCTCCTAGACCTATATGAGCAAACTGAAAAGGATCAGTGCCACTTCCCAGTGCCGTAGCATAGCTTATTCCCTGTGAGCGGATGATAAAAGCTGTATTATTAGAGACAATTAATCCCGCTAGATAATCTCCAATATCAGCCAGTTGTGCAAAGCCTGCACCTGTAATATCACCTGATGTAGTTTCCGGTGCCCAAGTGTTCAAATCCCCTGCTGCCGTCCATGCAAAGATCATATTCTCATCTTGCGTAAACGTCCCAAGCTGTCCCGCTAAACCGAGTCCGATAAGCGAGCCAGCAAATTTTCTCAGCACAGTCATGCCATTATAAAGAGTAGAAGTAGTAAATAATCCAGTCCCACTGAACTGTAAGATCATAGGACCAAGATTTCCTATATAAAGCGTTCCTCCGACTTCAGCAGTTGAGATATTTGAAAATGACAAAGGGGCAGTTGAGGTACCCGAGATCTGTCCACCTTCTAGTTTCGTAGCTACTAGACAAGAGAAGTAAAAAGCTGGGGGTAATGTTGTAACGGTATTAAAAGAGCTATCTAAGATAGATATAGTATTACCTCCGGTTCCAGGTATCTTAGATGTTAGAATAATCGAATATCCATCAATACTCGTAGAGGCGGCTACAAAAGGATCAGCAGTATCATTATACGCTGCAAGCTGCGAGCCAACTACATATCCACCAGTTCCGGGACTTGTAACTGTATAAGTCTCAAGAGAGCCTCCGCCACCTATAGTATCTACTTGAATCACTTCAGGAGTAAGACCAGGTAAAGCAGGTGTCGGCAGCAATGTTATATACTGTCCAACTACTAAATTCGCTCCTCCTGTAATCTCAGCATTTGTAATAGTACCACCACTTACTGTGATAACTAAAGCAGTAATATTACCAAAAGATGAATTTCCATTTATTAATGCAACTAAACCTGAGACAGTAGAGGTTCTTGAATAACTATTCTCTGCGTCAATATTCGACACTGAGTAGGTATTTGAAGTAGAGCCATTTGTTACAGTCAATTGTGAATACGAAGGAGTGATAGGCTGAACATTAGCGGGGATGGGAACTCCTGCTCTGCCTACATAACCATATCCCGGATTTATAAGAATCCAACCAGTTATAGCTCCTCCACCACCAATAGAAGTAACCTGCACAACACCTGTGCCATTAAATCCAGAAGGATTTGGAGCAGTTGTATTCTGTACAATACTTAGATACTCACCTACAGTATAGTTAATTCCCCCTGAGACTGTAAGATTGCTGGTACTTAGAACAATATTATCAACAGCCTCACCACCTGATCCAGGGCCAGTAATCGTAACAATAGCTGAGCTACCTGCCGCACTTGAGACAGTATTAGTCGCTATACAATCAAGCTCTATACTTGCATACTGAGGCACTGGCTCTGCATCGTATAAAGAGAGCTTAAGCGTATCATTCCAAAACTCCGTCACATTCTCAGGATTCCAAGAGGTCATGTAAAAAATATAATGAACTCCCGTAGGAGTAGTCCCTAAAGTCCCAAAAGCTGTTGCTACGTATCCCAAAGCATAATTCAATTGCCCAGTCAAGGAGTTATAAAATGTCCCAAAACCTATTAATCTAACCCCAGAAGTCCCACTCCATAATGTCGGAGTAGTATACAACTGAGGAGATATAACCACCAGCCTATTATCAATCACCAAGAAACTATCAGTAAATTCAGCAAAACACGTTGGATCAATATAAGCCGGCGGAGCACTTGTATCCATTCCTCCAAAAGGAGACTCCTTCCCTCCATAGGTTATCTCAAGAAGAAGATTAGAAGTCTTCTCCCCGTTCTGACCTACTTGCTCTGAAGTCTTAACTGCTCCCACAAGAATCTCCTTTTAGAGTTATTTTCCACCAGCAAGGAATAGATCAATCTCTCCTGTGAATGTACCAGAGAATATAATAGGAGCATCAAGCCATCCTAACTCATAAATAGGCATATAACCATCAGCACCTGTTGAAACAAACGTATACGATCTACCCGCAGCATCAGTGATAATAAAAGTCTGCCCTGAGGCAGTAAAACCACTCCATTGTCCACCTTTAATCTTAGTATTCGCCCCTAGAGTAGCTGTACCGCCTGTAGTAATCTTCCATATTCGCCCTGTAAAATCATTAGCCATAGCTATTCCTCCTTTCTTTTACAGAGCTTTTTTCTTAGTTCAGATTATAAGAAACATAAAGAACTACGCCATAGAACACAACCGTGGATGATCCAGGAGTAGTAAAATTCACATTAACCAATACCTCAGAATCTGCTGTAGTAATCATTGCCGGACTTGCTACAGCTACATTCTTAACATAAGGCTGAGTCTGTGCAGCAGTTGGCAGACTATTAGTACCCAGAGCAATGATATTAGTAACCGCCGGTGCTGTGTTATTTGCAAATGCAGTCTTTGTCAAACCAAGAGTAGCAGTAGTTAGAGCCGTAGTCCCTACAGCATAAATAACATCAACTCCTGTAATCTGCATACCCTTAGCAATCGGCCCACGCTGAATTCCAGCCCCTCCGACCGTACCACCTACCGTAGCCATATTAGCCGCAGTAATAGGAGGATACCCCGGAGACAAAGCCAATGGCCCACTTGTATTAGCAACCGCACTAGGTCCAGGCACCGCTGCTGCTGTACCAAATTGCTGCTGTGCCCCCGCCGCTGTTGCATAAACCGGAGTCCTAAGCAACATAGAAGAAACATTAGCAAATAACGTAGCTGATAATGAAGCAGCTAGATTCTTCGAGAATAGCCCCGCTGCTGAAGATGCACTTGTAGCATGCCCCGCAGTATCAATAAAATCAGAAGCTCCTACAAATATCTGCATCCCTGTTTGCGGAGTTCCCTGATCCCATACTCCATCTGTATAACTCATATCTCAAACTCCCTTCTGCGCTAGAGCGCGAAATCCTCAGTTTCAGTATACTCATAAGGCTGTCTTAACTTCTCAACAGGAGCAAGTTCTTCTTTACCATCTTCTAAGATTGCAGCAATTTGAACTTCCCTATCCCCAAGCAACATCTTATCAACTGCTGCTGGACATTTAAGAACTCCTCTTTGCCACTGTGCGTCAGCGACTTTTACCTTCTCATCAGTAACACCACAGTAATACCACGGTCCTTGAAGATATGTATGTCTTAATTCACTCATAGAACTTGCTCCTTTGATTGAGAATAGAGAGAATCTACAGAACCCTACGGGCCATTCGATCCCCAGACACCCTGCCACCGAGTTGCTCCAGCACTCATTCTCAGTCTAATCTTCTGCTTCAGAGCATCAGAATCAAAATCATCATCAAAAGTAGTCTTAGGCTTTTCACGATGATATACTACAAGAGTCTGATCCTCTTTCTCAGCACTCATAAACCAAGCAGAAGCACTATTAAGCCATGGAATTTCCATGTGCTTATAATCCTCTGGCAGTAGAGAGTTAATCGTATTATCAGCAGTGTATGGCTTTCCACTCGATCCTAGAACCTCACGAACAAGGAATCTAAGCTCAGGAGGAGTAATCACATACTTCCAACGAAGACGAATTGGGAAGCCTTGATTATCAACCATTCTAGCTGCATGATTTGTAGCTAACTGAAGACCAGCTACGCTAAAATCAATATCAACAGAAGGTCGATTAGGCCACGTACCAGGAGCGTATATAACATTAGCAGCTCCCGGCGCTAGATTCGTAGCCGGAGTTCCGCCAAGTAAAGGATGCTCATCATAAAACAAAGGATTTCCATCTACTGTCTGAACATTAGAAGTAAATCCATTATTAAACGTATACCAAGCAATCATCTCTTGAGTAAACGAGGCTGACCGCGCCAGAAGAACTGGCCCTTTCTTAACCAATCCATACTTATCATCATCCATTAGTTCCTTAGAAGTCCTAATAGCCAATGAATAAGTAAGATGAATATAACGCTTTGACCCACCCTGGATCATCTCGTTATAAGCAGATGGGGAATTCTCAGGCTTTTCCTGAAGTGCAGAAAGCCCTGCCATTTCCATTTCCTGCTCATACTCATTATCTGACGTTTTTTCATGGAACACTTTTGGATAATCACTCATCTTCAACTGAGCATCCAGTGAATCAAAGTATATCTTTGACTGTCCCAGAACCATAAGCTGTGGAAATTTTGCCCTAACCTGTGCCATTTATTATCCTCCTTTCCTTAGTATTGAATTTGCTGTGCGGCTGCGAGGAATACAAAGCGAACACGAGCGTTCACGATGAGTCCATCGAGCGGATTAATCCCTACAATCTGAACAACCGCATCAGAACCAGTGACTCCAGCATCAACATACCAGAAGCCATTTGCATCTACAGTTAACCCAAGCTGTCCTGCACTTGTATTAACCATAGCCTGTGTAGGAGTGTAATTCGCTGCAACTGTCCCAGTCGAGTTATCAAAAACAGCCTCGAAGATATTATCCACATTCGCAGCGACATAAAGCGTCCGACCATCTGAGATCGGAGTTCCTAGTGCGATATTAACAGCATTAGGCTCATTAAGAACAAAGCCATAAGTCTGAATCGCTCCAGGAGGTCCAATCGGTCCAAAAGGTACACCCGGAGCACCTTTACCAGATGTTCCAAGATTCAACCCAGGAGATTCAGATACTCCAAGAATTGCCCCTGTATACGAAGTACCATTCCAAGCCGTCGCATAACCAGAGATACTGGAGATAGGAGTACCGTATTTAAAGGTTTGACCAGCAGCTTCAGCTAATGCTTGTGTTAGTGGCGTTGTATTCGCCCTATTCATAATGGAAAGAATAGGAGTATGATAGGTAATATTTGGCCCTGCCATTTTTTATGTCCTTTCTCCAGAGTTACTGGATTTTTGGTTAATCTTATAAGGATTTAGCGAACAGTTCAGAACTTACTTCCTGTCCTTTCATATCCTCCGGCTCGTAGAAACTCATAGCATCCCTATGAATAGCAGACGCAAGACGATCATCTTTTCCAATCTCTTGATTCATCTTAGCTTGAACTTGACCTTTTCCATGTATAGTCATGGTTTTTAGATAATTACGTTTAATTGCCCCAAAGTATCTTGATTTAAGAATCTTCAAGCAAACAGTATCACCATAAGCATAATGGTCATTTGCATCAAAGTTTAAGAACTTAGGAAACTGTGGGTCAAGGTCTTCAGGTATTACAAAACTCCAACCTGTTGCAAGACATACTCCTAAACGCTCAGGAAGAATATGAACCCAACGAGGAATATAATTCTTATCCAAAAGCTTCACATTTAAAAACTCAGGAGCATCTTGTTGGATAGTTTGAATTGGGATATTAAGATTTGTAATATCCTTTTCAGAAATCTTTGTCCAGTCTACTTCTGGCTCTTTATCTACAGAGTTCTCAGCCTTAGCAGCAACTCTTACAGTTGCTGCTACTTGTTGTTTAAGCTGAAAAACTTCTTTGATAAGTTTTGTTAGTTCTGGATTAGGTGTTTCTGGTTTAACTTCCGTAACTACTCCCGCCTTAGTCTCAGCACCATTCTGCTCTTGTTTCGCAGCTACCACTGGATTTTGAGTTACTTTAATCGGATCGTTAGACATACTCAAGCTCCCCCGCTTCTGCTGCTCTGGTAACTATAGCAAGCGCATCATCATCACTCAACCCTGTTAGACGTGCCATTCGCTTAATATCCGCTGTGAGTTCAATAACAGGCTTTTCCTTTGAGTCCTTATCCGAACCCTTAATATTCGACGAAGCAGAGGCAAAACGAGATTTAATCTTCCCATCGTTAATCTCTTTCATATGCTTACCTACGATAGTATGATAAACATTCTCAACAGATGCGGGGTTATTTCTAAAAGCAAGAGGCTGTGCGGCAAGAACGGTGTTTACCTCTTTCTTCAAGTCTCCTGTATAATAAGGAAACTCATCCTCCCTATCCTCAAATACCTGCCTCCGAACATTTTCAGCCATTACTCCAAGAATAGCTTCTGCTTGTGGTTTAGTTACCTCATTAATTACCCCTTTTGGATCGGTAAGAATATTCTCAAGGAGATCGTCATCTCTATTCTTATCTGCCTCAAGCTTTATCTTATCGGCCGCAGCCTTATCCGCCCTCTCCTGCCTTGTCTTAATATCCGTAACAAAGGCAGTAATAGAATCAAGCCCCTTAAGTCTCTCATCAATACTTGATACCTTAGTATCAAGAGCATCTACTTTATCAAACTGTGTTTTTAACTCAGGAGGAAGTTCCATCTTCTCCTCTTTCTTATCATTCTTATCATCCGTCAACCATGATGGTTTCCAAACAGCCATATTAAGCACCATCCTTTGCTAATGGGTCAGAGGCAGCCACCTTCATCTGAGCTACTTTAGCATCTCTATCCACATTCTGATTCTTCAAATACTCAACAATCTTCGGAAGATCAATTAACGTACCAAGAGCATTTATAACATCAAGCTTTGCAGCTACCTGTTCATGATTCTTAGCTACATCCTTAGTCAAAAGCAATTCCTGAAGCAACTGTTTCTGACTAACTTGAAGGAATTCCACCAGAATCTGAAAATCCGCCTGTTGGTATAGCGCCTTTAAATCCGCCAATTTGGGAATTAAATCCTGTATCGCCTGCATTAGCTCCTCCATTACCCTTCGGTGGGTTTAGCTGTGGTATCTCAGGAAGTAAACGAGATACATCATCATGATTAAAATTACGAAGAATCGTCTTATAAAGAGCCATGTTAGCTAGAAGAACACCACCGTAATACTCTGATAAAGCAGGAGGCATATTCGGCTGACCCATAGCCTGCAGCATCTGAGCATTTTCTTGATAAAACCTACTCAAAGCTCCAGCTAAGAGAATATCATTCTGTCTCTCAAGCTCTTTATTATTCGATGCTGTAGTTGGCCGCAGTCTGAATCCAAGTGTTCCACTTTTAAACGCCGCAAATGCTTTCTTTAAAGTCTCTGAATTATCTCCATACTTCCCTAACTTCTTCCCAATTCCTATCGAAGCGTACATAGAAAGAAGCTTAATCGCCATTCTTACATGAGCTGATCTCATATCACTCATTCGTAGATTATTTCGATTATTCTGTTGGATAAGCATCATTGAGGTACCCGATGCAGAGTATATCCCACGTTTATTATTAACCAAACCCCCACCAGTACCAGAAATAGCAGGATCAATCCCAGCTCTTTCCTTTGCACAACTCATGATAAACTGATCCGAGCTATTATCCTCTCCTATATCCGAGCCAGATTTAATCTGCTCAATCTCTCCCTCTTTCGCAGGAATCATTACTCCAGGATACATTTGAAGAATAGAACTTAACTTCGACGCCGGATCAACTCTGATAATTCCAAGCATAGAGAAGTTTCTATTATTAGTACGCCAGTTAGAGTTCTGAGAGAGTTCCTTCTGATAAGACCTAAGCATCTGAGCATATCCTGTGCCAAAGTAATTCTCATCATCATAACTCAACTTAACATCTTCCACTGGTTGAATATTATCAGGGTAGAAATTATAAATCGTATACAACACTTTATCACTTTTCTTATGATACTTTGCAAAAAGGGAAAAAGTCCTATTCCCTTTTCTATATCGAATATAACAGTTATAAAAATCCCACTCAGCTCCGCCATGCTCAGTTGTAGAAGACTCTACAGCATTCTCCTGAGCTACCTCAAACTGCATCTGAGCTTGTTCTGTACGGTCAGGAGAACCTAGAATCCAATCTAATTTCTCATCCTCACCTTCATAAAGCGCACTCTTAGTCTTTAACTGCCGCACCTGCCAGTAATTAAGAGTCTCAATAGTATAATAAAAATCAGCATCCCCAAGAACAGGAATCCTTGGATCAATACCAAATTTATTCAACGGCACTAACTTCGGATGAGGACTATCCCTCTTAACAATCTCGTCAAATTTATATGAAATCTTATTCTCCTCAGTCGATCCTCCAGAGATATAAGAATACTTCTCCTCAACATCATACTCCCAGGGAAATTCAGTAATCCCTGTCCCATACTTAATCGCACTGTTAAAAAAAGCCTGTTCTACTCTATAAAAATCAAGAGCCGCAGGATCATAAGCCTCATCCATTAAGAACTTCTCTAATACCCTCTTCATATCCTCTCCCTCTTTTGTAGGAGAATCTCCTGAGAGTGAGATCGCAAAGAGAGGATCGTACATATAAATAGCCCCCAAAATACGTGAGAGCAACTCATCACAGAAAGTTCCTATTAACTGAATTACCAAATTAGCAGCCCCCGGCCAGGGGAAGTCTTGTTCCTTATTCTTCGGAAGACCTTTATAAAGTCGAACATATTCAGGCAATCTATCTGTTCTAAAATTCTCTAACTTAGAATCAATAGACTTCACATTCTGCCTTATAAATTGTTCCAAGTCAAGAATATCCTCAGCGGTAAACCCACTGATAGAATCGACTTTTACCTTAACCGGAGGCTCGTAGGGCATATTATCCTTTTATACCTAAACTGAATCTTTAGGCGTACTTGCTAAAACTCCCTGAACAAGTTTATCTAACTTATTCGAGACAGTCTCCTCAGAGATAAAGAAAGGAGTGTTTAAAATATTAAGCGTAAGAACTTGCTTCAATGAATCATAAAGCCAGCCTACCTCTACTCCATGAGTCTCAGTAGAACCGGTATAGCCTGAAATAGCAAGTCCTTGATTATGAGCTTCAGTCATAAGAGCATTAAACTGATTCTCCGTCAGACCATTAAACACAAGTGAGCTAATCTGATGTCCCATTATATCGCCGCCTTTGCAAGAGTTGGATCAGCTTTAACAATACCATTCCACTGAGCCTTATAATCCGCTACATAAGAGTGTAAGAAATAATGCCTCAGATGCTTTCTTCCATGATGATTAAACTTCATCTTTGCCTCTGAGACTTTTTTCATACTCAACGAAATCATCTTATAAGACGCATCAATAATCTCTGGCTCATCTATAGACTTTCGCATCTCCGACACCGTCGGAATCGGCAGCGCACTAAGAACAGCATCTAAGCCTGCTACAAGAACATCAATCAACGGTCCAATATTCCCACCTAATGGAATATCATTAGTCACAACTACTAAAGTATTAAGTGCCTGAATAACATCAGCAACAGGGCCACCACCTACCCATGAAGCCTCAGCAGTTTGAAGTCCTTTAATAGCAGCTTGAAATTCAGGAAGCCATGAAGCTCCTGAATCTGCAACAGCAACTACAGCCGCAGCAGATACAAGTGCTATATTAATAAGATTCTCAATCTCCTGTGTAGACATTGAGCAACCTTCAACAGATAACAGAGTAGGAGCAGTCAAAGCTACTGCTCCTACTCTCATAGAACTAGCTAGAAAACTTCTACGATTCATTCACACCCTCCTCGGTGAGTTTAATTATGAACATATCCAAGAGCATAAGCTATCGTAAGAACTAAACAAAGCACTCCAAGAATACCTCCACCTACTCTATAACGAGGTTCTGGGAATACAAAAACACTTCCAAAGTTCATAAGAGTGAGAATAATCAAAATTACGAGAATCATTTAAATCTCCACTTCCTAAAGTTTAAAACCAGCATCAGCGCAAGCAGCCTTAACATCAGGCCAGACCGCAATTAAATCTTTCAACTGTGTAGCATCCATTGGGATATTAATCAATCCTGTAGGATTTGCTGCATCTCCTAGTCCATCTGTTACGACTTTATCAACTGCAAGAAAGAGATTAATAAGAGCAGAGATAAGAGCCGGACCTTTGAAGATAAGATTCTTCAAATTCTTCAGCCAATGTGCTACGTCCTCAAAAGGAATCTCAACATTTCCAATAACTACATTAGCCATTTTACTACTCCTTTGCGATAACTGTATTCGGTAGTTGAAAAGTGCTACTAGATATATTCCCTGCCGAACTCGTAAGTGTTGAAATAGTAGTCCCAACCCCAGGCACAGTAGTAACACTCCCCACCGGCGGATTCTTAATAAAAGACTTAAAATCCAATACAATCGCAGAAAGGAAATTATACAAAGCCTTATACCAAACACCACCATATTCCACCGGGCTAGGTAAAGATTGAACAAGAGCACTAGCAACTAATAGAATAATATACATCATCAACATATGTTCAGCAGTCGGACTAGCTAGAAAATTATACATCTCTCAAATACCTCCTAAAGATGTGCAACACTGTGCACAGCTATATCTGCTATGATAGTAACAAAAATACCCACAAGCAGCCAGACCATCCTATTTAAATTTGAAGAAATACTAGCCACTGTCTTCTCCGTCAACGTAACACGAGTAGCCAAAGAAGGATTATTCTGTCCTCCATCGATCATTACAAAATCATGAAGTTTTTCAAACTCATCTGTTAGATGTTCCAGATCAACACCCATCCTTCCC